TTACAACTACTGTTTATGCATACAGTATAGAAAATCCGGTCGGAATTGAAACTATTTTTTATGTATCAATGGGATTGATCTGAACGTTGCCAGATCAGAATGGTTCTTCCTGAAGTCTGCCGTTCCGGTAGAAAAGCCGCATTTTCGCCCCTGCATTGAGGCTACAGCCCTTAAGCAACAGTCCAATCTCATATTCATCACCGTTAAATCCCCTGGCTTTTAGTTCCAGCTCTAACCGTCGGCGCTCTGGCCCCGTACAGTTATTGACAGAACTCCAAGGGGCGGCAATGCCGCCAGAAAAACCAGCCTCCGCTGTCGCTTCGGCCAATTTAGAGACCTTTTCCCATTTGACCTGGCGCGTCATGACTTCTGAATCCGGCACCATTGGCGAATAGATACCCTGCACCCGCTGAACATCTTCGCCGTACTCATTGCCCATTTCGGTAAGTTCGTAGCAAAGGCGGATCACTAAATCCTCACGCGCTACTAACGGCCCGCCCTGCGCCATCGTATAAGACGCCCAACAGCTGGCAACAGAAGCTGACGCCAGCACCGCATCCATCTGCTTATCTGGCAGCCGTGCATCCCCCATACGACGTAGCTCACGCCAGACAGTCACAGGCGCACCGCCAATCTGCTGAAACTGACGAATACGCCAGCGTGAAGCCCATGCCGAAACAGCTTTAGCCATGTCGCGCATATTTGCGCCGGTTTCATCATCTTTCTCGCCGTCCATCGCGTAACCGTCGATATTCTTTGAAATATATTTGGCGATATAGCCTGTCGCACTGCCCTTCTCAGGGTCGATCGGCTCGGCATGAAATCGTGCTTTCATTGCCTGCGGTGTGGTCAACTCCCCGGAATCCTCTTTATAAGCCTGATCACGCATGATTTGCTGAACCCGCTGGACGTTTTCAGGGCGCATAAACAGCAGCATGTGCCAGTGCGGCGTGCCGTCATGGTGAGGTTCAACAACGCGAAAGCCAAAGACATGAATAGCTTCGCGTGACAGTGCCGCGCGGATCCTCGCCCATACACGGCAGAGATAACGCTGGGTGTCACGTGGGCTTGAACCGTTCCACTGAGAAACAAAGCCGCCCTGACTGTAAACTGCGTGATAACGTGATGGTGCTGTGATTGTATAAAACTCACCTACGCACCCTGTTTCATTGGCGACATCCTCAAACCCACGCATTCTAGTCATCAATTCGCGGCGGCGTATTGCCGGATTGGACACGCTGCGGTTGACCATTTCATCCAGCGCAATACGGTCTCCGTCCTGATTGATGAGATCAAAGCGTTTGAAGAATTCACGGTTACGTTTTTTCTGCTCTATCCATTCGGCCAGCGTGCTGCGGGAAACGTAAGGTGATGCGGCTTTCTGTACCTGCCCAACCGCGATAGCCATGTGTTCACGCTGTAAATCTCGCATCTGCTTCAGGCGGCCACGCCACCATTCAGGAGCCATCATACGAAGCAGACCAGACTGGGCTTTGCGCAGAGGCAATTCACCTTTAGCTGAACAGAACTCTGCCCAGTAAGGTGGCTGCGTTCCTGTCAGCGCAGCCAGTTCAGCGATGTAACGGTATCCGGTGAGCGTCACGGTCAGTTCGTCCGCCTCCTGTGGTATGGAGACCTTATCAACGAACTCAGCCAGACTTTGTGACAGGAAGGAGGCCATCTTATAAGCCAGATCGCGAATGTCCTGGCGGTCCAGCGTCGGAAGGCGATCAAGCTGTTTGATAAAGGGCAGCTCAAACTGCGCAGCATCGTTCAGCCGGTAGCGGCTGCGTACAAGCTGCAGGCGTGGCAATACGCTCTGGCCAATGGTCTGGCGCAGAAACGCATTGGCCCGCTGACGGCCATGTTTTCCTGAAAGAATTTTTTGATAACGGTCAGCGAAGTACCCGGCCAAGTAGTCTGGCATGTCATGCAGGTATTGGCTGCGCCAGCTGTGGTCGTCGGGGTTAGCGTTCCACAGCTTTAGCTCAGCCAGGGTCATGTTACGCGGCGTTCTGACGCCATAATTGTCACGCTGCATTTTCAGGGCAGCGTGATAGTCACCATTAAACTCAACGGCGTTTACGGCAATATCGGTCACAGTGAAGCCACATGCTCAATATGCGGGACGAGAATAATCTTCATTGCGCACTTGCCTTCTTCGGCAGCAAGGCCGGACTTACTACCGGCCCATTTCCGGATGGTGCTCATAACGCCGCCCCTTTGTAGTGCACGCTTTTCAGCTCACTGATCTGTTTGCAGGTCACGCAGAGGGAAACGCCCGGCAGTGCGCGGCGGCGCTGCTCCGGGATTTCTTCGCCGCACGACAGGCAGAAAAATTCACTCGTCCCCGCAGGATGATGAGTAGCGTTAGCCAGATTGCGCGCCAGCTCTTCCTGCACGCGCTGCTGTACCAGATCCATTGAGTCGGCCATCAGTGCATCTCCTGTGCCTGGTTCTCAAAGCGCTCAGCCTCTTTGTCCAGCAGTTCGATAATTTCTGCTGCAGACATTTCCTGCTGGCGGACATGAATAGACAGTGCGGCCAGGCGGATAGAAACGGATAGCGCATCATCACTACGCTGCTCAGTTTTTGCCTTGCTCAGCAGGGCGGCCAGCGCGTCCTCATCGGCTTTAAAATTACGGGTCTGGATATTTCGCATTTCTCTTTCTCCTGAATTCGGGCAAAAAAATGCCCGGCGGGTTTACGCCATTTAATTTCGTTGGGTTAATTAATTAGGTAATGTCAGATTCTTTGGAAATAAACTCACGACTGCTTTTAAGTGATTCATTGCGCTAATCAGCGCCGTTTTTTCGTCACTCGTCAGTTCACTGAAATCAACGCCGTGACGTTCTTTGCTGATATTTGCCAGGAAGAAAATCGCGCTTAGTGCGCGGCCATTCTGCTCAACCTTTTCATCATGCTTGTTACGCATACCTGCGATAAAGCGTTTGAGTTCATGACTGCAATCTCCGTACATCATGGTACGAAGCGCAGAGATATGATTAAGCGCACTGGCGCGCTGTCCCGCGCTCATCTGCACAGTAACGTTCTCAGCTTTGTAACCCATGATTCTTTCCTTTTACCGGTTAATCCTGCCAGCAGTTCGGCCTGTGATATTGCCGGATGCCAGCGCTGACCTGTTTTAGTTTCAATCCAGCTATGCCCTAAATGTTGTAACTGCTGTGGTGGTGACTGTTGTTTCAAAAACCTTACAAAAACCTGCATAATGCTCACTCCATTACCTGTTACGATATGAGGTGCAAATGCTGAATGAGAAAGAAATAGAACGCTTCGAACTCCTAGAGAAAGACCTTCAGCAACTCCGCTCTGAAGTTGAAATTCAAAACCTGATTATTTCAGGACTTCTTAACGCTTACTTCACTAATAAAAAACATGATCACTCTCTTTTCTATTCTGCCGTTCGCAGTGAGTTAAACAAACTACCGCCCGGCTCTGACACCCAGCACAATTTCATGAACGCTATTCAAAGATGGGTTAACAGGTACAACAATTAAATATATATAAGAGGTGATACTTTATTATGTATCACTTCTTTGACTTCTTCACCGCGAAACCTCGTACCATCTTTTAGAGTAAAGAAATAACTGCCATCACCTGAAATGGATGGAAAGCACAACGCAACATCCGAATTTTTAACCTCCGCGCGCTTACCCTGTAAATTAAATTGGTAGGTCAATACTTTGATCATAACTACCTCACACCATACCCATAGATGCACCGATACCACTTAACACGTCAGCAGTACCCGAAAGCGCAGGGTTAGAATGCACTCGTGCCTGAACCGCCAGCGCTGCCAGAGTCAGACAGCGGATCCCAGCGTGTACGTTCTGAACCAGACCACGGCTGCAGGATACTGTTAATTGCTCCTGGCTCACTACGCCCGCAGCTAGCTGCCCTACTTCGGCAGTGGCTTTCAGTACATAAGCAGGTAGATTCTCCTGCGCCATTTCGTTAACAGGTACGCATGGCAGGCAATGCAGCTGCGCCAGCGCGCCGTCAATCAGCGTTGCGTCTTCGGTCAGATCGGTCAGTAGCAGCATTTCACGAACGGTTAACTGGTGAACCTGTTCCGGATTGAGTTTGTTACGGATGGTCTGAGGATTCAGCCCGGCTTTGTTAGCCAGCTGAATGATGTTGTGCTTCAGTGCAAACGCCCGGCACGCATCATCAAAATGGCTATGTGTGGAAACTCGAAAATCAAACATGATAAATCCCTTCTGCTATCCCAATATGGATGCATCAAGCCTGCATTGTGATTTCACAGCCAGCGGCCGCTTCAATCGTCAATGCAACCATGTTGATCTCGATGAGACCGTTAACGCCCTCTTTCTTCCTGATGGGCAGCCGGTTCTCACGATACATCTGACGCACGGTGCCTTCCTTATAACCAGTGCGGCGGCAGAACTCTTCAACCGTGATATAGGGTTCAGAGATTACAAGATTGATGTTTGGGCGCATTGATATACGGTTTCCCATGAGGCAGTATCCTTAAGTTTGTGTAGTTTTAACTGTATTTAGCGATATTCAGCACACCACAAAATCGATATTAGGATCACTAAAAGGCTATGTCAACAACAAAACCGAACGAAATTAGAAACACAAAATTCAACTTTCCTTCCCAAAGTGGTGGGAAAGCTGCAATAGAGCGCATCCTGGAAGCTTACGGATTCAAGAACAGACAGGCGCTGTGCAATCATTTGGGCGTATCCCAAAGCACAATGGCTAATCGCTATATGCGTGATAACTTCCCTGCTGACTGGATACTTACTTGCTCGTTAGACACTGGAGCCTCACTCTTATGGCTAGCGACCGGCCAAGGTGAAATGAATGAGACCGTTAAGGTTGTAGACAATACCGTTTTGAAAAGAATAAATATTTCAAATGGGGTTAAAACTACAATTGAGCCTGTAACTTATGACTCAAAGCTACTACCTGAAAAGCTGACTTCACCTTTCGTAGTTAATTACGATAAAAAAGTTTTTATTGTGGATGCCTACGAAGGTGAGGTAACAGATGGTCTCTGGCTGATTGAAATAGACGAACTGGCGAGCATCAGGGAACTGAACCGTTTACCTGGTAATCGCATCCGTGTTGAGAACGGCAAAGCTTCATTTGAGTGCAAGGCAGAAGACATCAAAGTGCTGGGTAAGGTTGTTGCTCGCACCGAATATCTGTAAGGCAGGATATGGCTGTAAGTAAATTACCCAACGGGAAATGGCAGGCACAGGTTTTCCCAAACGGCCGTGACGGCAAAAGGATTCGCCGCCAGTTTGCAACGAAGGGCGAAGCACAATCCTATGAGAAGTTCGTAAAAGAGCAGGCTCAAAATAAGCCCTGGCTGGGAGAGAAAGCAGATAAGCGGCGAGTAATTGAGTTGGTTGAATTGTGGTTCAACACGCATGGCATCACGTTAGCGGATGGTGAGAAGCGGCGAACCACAATGGCGTTCGCCTGCGAAGCGATGGGAAATCCACTGGCTACCGAATTCAACGCGAAGATTTTCGCGTCATATCGTGAGCAGCGGCTAAGCGGGAAGATCACCCGCTCTACTCGCGTGAAGACGGTAACGCCGCGCACGGTGAATTTAGAATTGGCTTACTTTCGGGCGATGTTTAATGAGCTGCGCAGGTTGGATGAATGGACTGCGCCCAATCCGCTTGAGAATGTGCGCGAGTTTAAAATCAGTGAATCTGAGATGTCATATCTCACCATTGATGAGATCCGCACGTTACTTGCTGAGTGTGAAAACAGCCGTTCAAAGGATTTAACGACCGTCGTTAAAATCTGCCTGGCTACTGGAGCGCGTTGGAGTGAAGCGGAATGTTTGAAAGGTAATCAGATTCGCGCTGGGCAAATCATCTACGTCAAAACTAAAGGCAAGAAAAACCGAGCGGTGCCGATAACTGAGAAATTACAGGCTGAATTGCCATCAAGCAGGAAAGCTCAGCCGCTCTTTACGCCATGCTATTCAGCCTTTAGAAAGGCCATGCAACGTGCCGGTATTGAGACACCAGCTGGGCAGTTGACGCACGTGTTACGCCACACCTTCGCGTCTCATTTCATGATGAACGGTGGCAACATTCTTGTGCTTCAGCGGATATTAGGGCATACAGATATCAAGGTAACGATGCGATATGCGCACTTTGCACCGGAGCATTTTTCTGAAGTGAAGTTATTAAATCCTATTAGCCAAATAGAATGAAATTATCCAGTGGGGATGCCTCGTGAAGATTGAACTTCTCGTGTTAGTGACAAATGATGATTATTTTTGTAATAGTAAAAAAGCTTTTATTGATTTTTTGAAAGTTGATTCTCTTATAACAATTACGGGAAAGAATCTTTCGTATAAAAAAACTCCAAAATCAAAACCGTTAATCACTGTTAAGTTTGATGTTGAAACAAACAACATCCCATCAAACAAAGAACGTTATTTTATTATTGCCCTTGAGAATAACGATGAAGAACTGGTTGATGCATTTTGTGAAGTAGGAAATAAAATCAAAGAGTTAAGCAGCCGAATCAATCCTAATTCTACAATAGTCAATACTCTATGGGATGATGTTGGTAGATATTATGCGTACAAGTCATACCCTCTAATAAATGAAGTGGAAAATGTGATGCGTAAATTGATAAGCAAATTCATGCTTATCAATGTTGGCATGGATTGGTCAAAGGAGACTATACATCCAGATTTAGTGAGTAAAATTGAAAGGTTCGAAGAGAACGATGTGCATTTGAATGATCTCTATAAACTAGATTTCATACACTTGTCTGATGTTCTTTTTAAAAAGAAAAGAGACATTAATTTAGAAGATTTAGATAGAGTTCTCTCCAAAACTAAATTTGATGATGTCGATAAAATCAAGATACTAAAATACTTACCAAAATCCAATTGGGAAAAATATTTTTACGATCTATTAGGGGAAAAATCCCAAGAGTTAGAGGGAAAGTGGGAGATACTTTATAAGTTAAGGAATAAAGTTGCACATAATCGATTTCTAACTCGTGAGGATTTTCAAAAGATAAAAGGTATAACAACGCAAGTAAAAGAAACTCTTCTCACCGCTATGAATAAATTAGGAGAGATCGATCTAAATGATGAAGATCGGAGTCAAATAATTCATAGTTATCATTCTGAACATCCGGCTTCGTTAGCATATTTGGCGGAAAGATCGGTCGCAGAATACTATTTAGTAAATGGTTTCGAAATTGAGATTCCAAAGTTAAAAAGAAACCACTATAGCGCCGATTTTATAATCAAAGACCCAAATGGTAGGACTGCGATAGAAATTAAAACCTTCCCGTCTAAATCTTCCTTAATGTCTATGGGAATTAGATTAAACCACGTTACTCATTTTTTATTAGGATATTTAGAAAGTGAAAATTTAGACCGTGGCCAAATTGTAGCTATCTTCACAAGTAACATTGATGATATGACATGGTTAAAGATAAAAGAAAGAATAAAATTCCTAAATGCAAAATTAAATCCGAAAATTTCAATAATAACAGGGATTATTAACGAACAAAATATATTTGAACCTGCTAAGATTTGAATCGTTAAGATATAAATCACAGGATACGTGGTTTATATCTTATAAAAAATTTTATAGTATGGGATTAGAATTAAGCAATTTAAATTAATAAAAAATTACTATAAGTTGAATGAAGGTTGTCATTTTTTCTAGAATATCTGTTTTATCGCTTGAAGAGATACTGTTATATTTTCCTTAAAATGGATATTGAGGACTCATGAAATTACTCTTTAATGGCAGCAAAGTGGCAGCAGAGCACAATGCTATGTGACACTTTTCATCACTATTCGGCTTAACGAAAACTTAAAAATCAGTAAGTTAATGATTTTCCTCGTTTAGAAATGGGACTCATAATCGCTTGGTCGCTGGTTCAAGCCCAGCAGGGGCCACCAAATTTTACCTGTTAAATCAGCATATTGAAGCTAGCTTTCAGGGTGGCTTTTTTGTTTATCCTTCAAATCCCCCTTCCTTG